GGCAAAGGAAAACCTTGAGCCTGTGCAAACAGACTATCGGGTGGTCTATGAGGATAGCGTTGACGAGTGTGCAAAGATACTTGTACCTGACCCTAATTGGATGGCGTGTGCATTGCAGGGCGGTATTTTACCACCTGTATGGGTGTACTGGGAACTGGCAAAGGACGAAGCGCAACCTGACTTCAAGAAGCACACCAGAGGTTACTTACTGCACAACACTGAACCAGTCGAAGCAATGACCGAAGAAGAAGCAATTGAATATCTCATAATGAAAGACTGCCCACAGCATGTCTGGCAGAATTGGGATGAGGGCAATCGCCCGACTATGGTAATATGCCGCAAGAAACAGTTACCGCAGACTAGAGAATGGCGCACTTCTTGGCGCATATCTGATGAACTAAACTTAGCCGCATAGGAGAAACTAATGGCTGTAGCAACTTACATCGTAGATAAGGACGGTAATCAGATTGACGCTTCAACTGCTACCGTTCCAGCAAACCGTGATTTTCGTGGTGCTTGGTCACTATCAGGCACAGTAATTAGCGAAGACTTGGCAAAAGCAAAAGAGATTTTTGCTGACAAGGTTCGTGAGGCCCGCGCGCCATTGTTAGAGGCGTTGGACACAGACTTTATGAAAGCGCAAGAAACTAGCGCAGACACAACTGCAATCGTGGCATCAAAGCAGGCATTGCGTGACGCACCGACTGCCGGCGATAGCGCAACCACTCTTGACGAACTAAAGGCAGCTTGGCCTTCATGCTGTGGTGACAGCCCTTACGCATAGGTGCTTCATGAACGAAGAAAACAAGGTTATCATTGACGTTGTAGCTGGCACAGGCACATTTGCTGCTTGGATGTCTATGGTTCCTGACGTTGTGGCCTTGTTCACTGGCATCTGGATATTAATTCGCATCTGGGAAACCGACACGGTAAAGCGCATAGTCAAGCGTTTCCAAGGCGATGTTTAAGGCTGTCGTTTTAGCTTGCTCTTTAGCCACGCCAGATTTGTGTTATGAGTTCCACGATTTTCGCGGGCCTTGGACCACATATGAGGCTTGTGTTAAGCGCGTATATGAAATGTCAACCGACATAGGCAAACTGCCTGGCGACCTTCTTGCCAAATCTTACAAATGCTTGCCACTGCGGAAAGGGATGATTTCCTAATGGAACCTATTAGCACCGCCTTGGCTGGTATAGCATTGGTGAAAGCCAGCGTAGATGGAATAAAATCTGCACTCGGCACGGCCAAAGATATTGGCGCTATTGCAAATGACATAGACGCGCTGCTTAATGGTCAACAGCAAGTCCAGGCAGCCAGCAACAAGAAGTCTGGACTCGGATTGTCTGACCAGTTCGGCGTTCAGAGTGTTGCCAAGGAAATGATTGACGCACGGTTAGCTGCCGAACATGTGGCTGAAGTCAGGCGGTTGACAGACCACAGGTTTGGCGCCGGCACCTGGCAGTCTATATTAGATGAACGTGCCAAGAGAATACGCGAGGCCAAAGAAGCCCAGGCAAAGGCGCGCAGAGAGGCGGCAATTGCCCATCAAGAAATGCTGGATAACTTCAAGATTGGGCTGGCTGTCTTTGCATTAGCTTGCGTGGTGGTAGGTTTGTTTGTCACAGTGATGGTGTCAACAGCAAAAGCATTTGGCATCGGATGAGTACAACAACAGGGCTTATTGGTGAGTATCATGCTGCCGCCGTTGTGTTATCATTAGGCTGGCGAGTGTCTTTATGCCAGCAAGATAAGGTTGATTTGTTAGCGTGGAAAGATGATGAATATATCAGGATACAAGTTAAGACTGCGCGTTTATCTGGCGAGAAAGATGCTAGAACTCCGGTGTACCATTTTCAGTTTGGCAGTGGACAAAAAAATAAAATTCTACCAAATGAGAGAGACTATGACATTCTATGCTGTATCGGCTTGGAACACCGTAAAGCGTTGTTCATGCCCGTTCAACAGGTGCAACAAAAGTCGAAGCGCGTGTCGCCCCAGCTTTTTGATGCGCCTAAAGCAGAACTGCACTCGTTTAATAAAGCGTTGGCGGCAGTAAGGGGACGCAGAAGTGGCTAAAGCAATCACAGAATATAAAATAATCCCGCGTTTGATGATGTTGGCATTTACCCTTATGGCTTGGAACGTATGCGATTGGTTCATGTCTCTTGGCGCATCAGCAACTACCCAGCAAACAGCGTTTGTTAGTACGATTGTTGGCGCAGCAACAGGCGCTTTTGCAGTTTGGTGCGGGAGTGAATCAAAATGATACAGGCATTGATTGGCCCTATTGCTTCATTAGCTGGTTCTTGGATGGAATCCAAAGTCGAACAGACAAAGGCTAAAGGTGTTGTGGCTAAAGCAAAAGCCGAGGCAGAAGCGCAAGTGATGGTGACTGCTGCCACGCATGAAGCCGGCTGGGAAAAGATTATGGCCCAGGCCAGTGACAATAGCTGGAAAGATGAGGCGTGGACTATCCTGTTCATAGTCATAATTGCTATGTGTTTTATACCGTTTACCCAGCCATATGTTGAGCGTGGTTTTGATGCTTTGTCAAACACACCTAGTTGGTTCCAGTATGCGGTCTATGCTAGTATAGCTGCATCATTTGGATTACGCGGATTGAAAGGGATAAAAAGATAATGCCAGGAAAGGGTTTATACGCAAACATTCATGCGAAAAAGAAACGTATTGCCGCAGGGTCAGGTGAGAAAATGCGCAAGCCTGGAAGCAAAGGCGCGCCAACAGCGAAAGCTTTTAAGCAATCGGCAAAGACAGCAAAGAAGAAAAAGAAATGATGCCGCTTGTCCAAGCCTATCTCACCAAGGGCAAGAAGAAGCCTACTATACTGGCCTCCGCAATGAAGAAGAAGCCCGCTAAGAAGAAGGCAAAAAAATGACTTATCCTTTGTCACCCAACTTTAGCTTAGAGGAAATGGTGAAGTCTCAGACTGCTGAACGCAAAGGCATCCCCAACACTCCAGAACTACATCATATCGAGGCTATGGAACTGTTGTGCGAAAAGATATTGCAGCCTATTCGTGATGAGTTTGGACCAGTGATGGTTTCATCTGGCTTTCGTAGCCCTGAGTTATGCCTGGCTATCGGCAGTTCTATCAACTCGCAGCATGCCAAGGGTGAGGCTTGTGACTTTGAAGTTCCAGGGATGGACAACTACACCCTGGCGAAATGGATTGAGGACAACTTAGACTATGACCAGCTTATTCTTGAGTGTTACACTGGCGGTAATTCTGGCTGGATACATTGTAGCTACGTTGAAGGCGGTCGAGGTGAGTCGCTTACATACAACAAGAAGAATGGATACGTCCACGGGTTGAGGGAAGATGGCTAAGTCACCGGCATGGCAGCGCAAGGCTGGCAAAAGTAAATCAGGTGGGCTGAACGCCAAAGGCCGTGCCTCTGCAAAGAAGCAGGGCATGAACCTAAAGGCGCCGGTATCAAAAGCGCAGGCTAAGAAGTCACCAAAGGCCGCGGCAAGACGCAAAAGTTTTTGCGCAAGAATGACAGGGATGAAGAAGAAGCTGACCAGTAAAAAGACAGCGCGTGACCCGAACAGTCGTATCAACAAATCCCTGCGCAAGTGGGATTGCTAAACCACTGGTGGCCCAAACACCCGTTCCTTAACATCATCCGCTAATATATGCCCAGCCTTCAAAAGCGCTTCAAGTTCTGGTGATTGCTTGCGTTTTTCCAGGTGCATTACGCTGGTGTGGTCACGGTTTAAAGCAATGGCTATCTTTGGGTAACTGTAGGTTGTGTGTTCCCTAGCCAGCAAAACAAATAACTGTCTTGCGTCAACCATGTGTTGCTTTCGCCCGTCTTTGCGTAGTTCGCCTATACTATATCCAGTTAGCTTCTGGACTATTTCTGTTAAATGCAGCGCGTCTAATTCTCGGCAGTATTGCTTCCAGGCGTTAGCACTGGTCAGTTCTCTGGCCTCCCAGTTACTAACATTCCTCCCACATTTCGGAAATTGAAGTACGTCTCCCATTCTTTTGACCCTCCTGGTTCAGTTTAGTTACTAGGCAGCTTCTCTCTAATAAGTGGCAATAAATTCTTTTATCACCAGCGACAACCCACCCACCATCTTTGATGAAGTGTTCTTTGCCGCAGAAGCTGCATAGCATTTGTCGTGTATCAACTTTTCTTCTTGCCATTGTCTAGCAGTTCCAAGGCAATTGCGCTGTAGCCTATGATATCTATGAATGAATCAACGTGGTTACAGTTCAGTCCGTTTTCGTCAGTTGCCGACAACCTGGATAGCTTTAGGGCAACCATAAATGCACATACCTGTGCTTCAGTCATCTTGTGGCCTGTAATCATAGACCCCATGTTGCTGATTTGCTTGAAGTTATCATCAACCGCCCCATACCTAGACCGTTCCAAGAGTACGTCCTTGCAATGGTCTAAGGCATGAAAGGCAGTTTCCAGGTTAGAATGGGACATCATCGTCATCTAAAGCAATCCGTGCTTTCGGTGCTTCGATAGAGTCGGCAATCTTACGCATGCCACCCTGCCGTACATTCGCAGCTACACTGTCGCCGCCCTGGTAGTCATCAGCAATTCGTTCGCTAATGCTTACGTCAATAGACCCATCGTCATTTGCAAAGACAGAGATTTGATGGCGTGTGTCCTTGCTTAGAACCACGTCACCTGGTTCCTTACCCACATAGGGCTTCCAGTTTGAGTTGCTATGTGTTGCTTTTTTATCTGGGTCATTCGCAAAGCAGCGAATAGTAGTGATTTTTCTCAAGGCCATTAGGCTTCTCCTTTTGTTAAATTGTCTTCTGCATCAAGAAACAGCTTTATGATGTGTTGCGCTGCCTCTGAATTACGCTGCCTAATCTCTTTAATCTTAGGCTTCATTTCCTCAAACAAAGTATGCACATTATTCACATGCTTCATCTGACGCAGACGCGATTGCATGTCAAGGTAAACAGCCTTGTCATACTTAGCGTCTAGTTCTTCATCAGTCATTTCTTTGGGTGGTTCAGACGGGGCCGGAGCCTTACTTGGAGGGTCTTGCTCGACAGCCACCGCCTGATTCTGTTTGATATTCTCTGCTTTGCGTGGCACTGCATCCATCTCATTAGCTGATGCGTACTCACCGCCTGACAAACCAAGGCTTGCTAGTGCCCTTCCTATAGCAGACGTTTCTGCATTTTCCAAGGCAGAAGTTGTGTTTACATGGCCTTGCCCTCTTATTTCTTCGGCCATGCCAGAACCAACTGTGATGCCATCCTTGTTTGTGATTATAGCTTTGACCACTACACGATGCCCATCATCCACAATAATTTTAGTATCAACACCGTACTCAGCGCCAAGTACACGGCGAAACGCCTCGACACGATGCACCACTTGCAGATACATCTTGCCGCCCTTTTGCTTGATAGCGTGGTCTTTGTAGTAGTCTGCCACCACCGTCATAGCTTGTGTTAAATCACTCATTGTCATTTGCCTCCTCACTATAGTCAGTTATTGCCTGCATAAAAGACGCAAGCATAGTCTTGAGTTCATCCATATCCTTTTGCAAGTGAGCCATGTCACGCTCAACACGGTTCAGTCTCTCTTGTGTGAAGTCAATTGCTTGCGCATGTTCCTGTTCTACATCAGTCATATTTACCCTTCCCCTTCGGTTTACCTACATTAAAACCCTTATTTACTTTCATCTGAGTGAAGTTGTTTTTTCTTATAACCCTGCCCATAGCATCAGTCTTGTCATTGACTTCCGGCACCCTCAACGCTGCCTTTATTTCATCCATAGTTGGCACTTTCATTCCACCCTCCAAGTTTCTTTTGCAATCTGTAGTATCTCAGGCCCATGACGCTGTGATATCTCAGCAAAGTCAGGTGCCACCATACCAAACAGAGTCTTCCAGTTGCCGCGCGCCGCTTTCATCAGGTTCTGGATTGTCAACCACCGCTGAACAATACGTTCATAAGCATCTTCCAGCGCCGCGGGCTTCAACATGTCGCAGTTATCAGGTGTGCATAGGTTGTAACCTTCACCTGTGACAAACAACAAAGCCGGTGTCAGGCCGGTGCCTTTCCAGTACACCGCTTGCTGCGCTACCTGATTCCAAGTTGGTTCTGTCTTTGGCTTTGGTGTACGCCAAGTCCTTGTGCCATCTTTCTTAGGTGGGTTAGCTACAGGCAAGCTGCACTTGAGGTCAATCTGTCTGGTGTCATCAGCGTAATCCAGGAACATAATCGTTGGGATATCTACCCTATCATCCTTAAACACGCGCTGATATTCACCAACAAGTTCTACATTCTTACCAAAGTATTCCTCAACACCGCGGACAGCGTGGCCTATCATGTCAGGGATAACTTCCTTGCATGCTTCAAAGACACCCATGTCCTTGCCATCATCCCATTTGATAGGTGTGTATTCCAGATACTCTGTCATTGCATGCCTTGTTGCCTCACCAAGAGTCATGCCTTCTTGCGGCCCCCTGACAGGCGAGTAATTATGCAGCCCAAAGTAATGGTCGCAGCCCTGTTGTACTATCTGCCCTGCCCTTGGCCTAGCTGACATAGGGAATTGCATCTTGTGTTCTTTGCGGATGTATAGTTTGAACAGGTTTTCATAAGTGGATTGCGTACCACCTGATGCGCTGTTGTGATAACAGCCAAACTCTTTCCGATAGTCCGGTATTTCGTATTCCATTTAACCCTCCATGTGAGAGGCAGCGGCAGTCGGAATCCCGCCACCTCTCAACTCTGTTTTAACAACCCATTGCCAACCTGTCAACACTGATATATGGTGTTTTTATGTATTTACAGGATTACATTAAAGAACAAGGGATTAGCATAAGACGGTTCGCCAAGAAGTCTGGCTTGTCTGTCTCTGCTGTGTCACGCATACTATCTAACCAGCGTTTTCCTACGCCTGAAACCATGCGGCGTATTTCTCTAGCAACAGATGGAAAGGTAAAAGCTAATGACTTCTACGAACAACACCACTCCCAGCGACTACGTTAACTGCCCTGACTGTGGGGGTGCCGGCGAGTATGAGGTTGAGGTCGAGGTGATTGACCACTCCAACGGCGGGTTTATCAAAGGTATCATGCAGACCTGTGAGTTCTGTGACGGTGACGGTGAGGTGCATGAAGAAGATGCAGCCGAGTTTCTTATCCATGTGGAGTTTGAACATTGACAAACAGTCGTAATAAAGGTGCCAGCTTTGAAAGAGAATGTGCCACTAAAATCAACCAGTGGATTCAAGAGTTCACGGGCTATGACATTGAGGTGAAGCGGGATTTGGAACAGTATAGGGCTAGTGACCACGGTGACTTGATTGGTTTTCCAGGATGGACAATCGAGTGCAAGCGATACAACAGCCATGGTTCTATTTACTACAAGCGGGAATGGTGGGAACAAGTAGTTACCGCTGCGTTAGCAACTGGCACCCAGCCTGTTCTCATCTACAAGTATGACCGGCAGCCTGTGGTATGTGTTATCTATCTGTCCAGTGTAAACGCTGATTATGCCGGCAAGGACGCCACCATGATTGTGCCTTTCTCTACATGGCTAATGATAGCGGCTGACTCATTGTGTGATTAAGGCCATAGAACTCCTCCGGCATTTTGTTGCCTTTGGCTAAGTTTTCCTCTGCCGTAATGATTTGTAGGTTCCACGGTACATGTAACCCACATATAGTTTTTCCTTGAATGGGGTAATAATGGTCAACAACCATTCCCGCTTCACGGGCTTCGGTATATATTTCTATGATTGTGCTTCGTAGCTTAGTCCAGTTTAACGATGCTTTTTTTACTCTGGATTTTCTTACATTTTTTAGAAGCGACAGGCGGTCTTTGTTTTTCTCTCTCCATCTGGCAGATGTTGCTTTTATCTGCGCAATCTTATCAGGGTCAGAACGTCTAACCTTTTGGTAATCACACAGATGTTTTTTGTTTTTTGTGTAGTATGCCTTTTGTGCTTGACTGATTTGAGTTCTTTTTTCTTTATACCGACTCCTGCTAGATTCTTTTATTTTGCCTGCATTTTCCTTGTAGTATTTCTTTTGATAGGCAGAAACATCATCCTTGTTCCGTTTCACATACGCACTGCTAATAGCTATAAGCCTTTGCCTGTTGTCCTTGTAGTACAGCTTGTCTGTGTTTTTCTTGCACTCCAAGCATACAGCTTGGCTTGTGACTCTCTCCGACACATGCCCATGCTTGCAAGGCTTGCCGGTATAGTAGCGCGACAGCCCTTTCTCTTTTGCTTCTTTGCGTGTGATTATCTGCATGTGAAACCCTCCTTTTCAATGCTTTATAAGTTTGTGGTTGACAGGTTTTTGGATTTT